GAAGTAGATCCTTCTAATAATTGGAAAGTTTCAACAGACTGTTATAACCTTCCAATAAAAGAATTAAATAACATAGAGGAGCTGTTAAGTGAAACACACTAATAAAGATTGTATTAAATGCGGAGTAAAATTAACAGACGATAATTGGTATATCGCTGCAAAAAAAATAAAAATGTATCAATGTTCTTCGTGTTATCAAAAAATCGCACTTAAGTTTTCAAAAAAAACAAATCCAGAAAGAATGTATGTTAACGGTAAGTATGTACCAAAAGACCATCCTTTATATAAAGCAGGCAGATATAAAACTTTTGAAGGTGCAGCCTTCTCATCTTTATCTGGCTATGAAAAATCTAACGAAGGTTATGTATATGTTATAACTAATCCTTGTTGGAAAGGTTGGGTTAAAGTTGGTATGGCTATTGATGCAGAGGACAGATGTAAACAGTATCAAACCTCTAGTCCTTTTAGAGACTACGCATTAAGGTTTAAGAAATACTTTGACGATAGACGAAGTGCTGAACAACAAGCACATAAGAAAATAAAAAATATTTGTAAAGATAACAATGGAGAATGGTTTAAAGTTTCTATATCAGAAGCTAAAGAAATCATACAGTCAATATGAAAAAACTAGATACGTTAGTAGAAGATATATACGACAAGCTATCTGTACTATCAGATGGTGAGTCACTAAACATAGACGATAAAACTATTGATGCTTTTGGTGAGTCAATGAAAGAAGTTCTTTCTCATTGGGCTAACCCTAGACCAAGAGATAGTGGTACGTTACGCATGTCTAACATTGGTAAACCTATGCGTCAGCTATGGTATGATATGCGTTCAGAAAGTAAGACAACTGAAAGAATTAAACCCTCTGTCTTTATTAAATTTCTATACGGACATCTACTTGAAGAGGTACTTCTGTTGTTAGTTAAGATAGCAGGACACAAAGTTACCGATGAACAAAAAGAAGTTTCTGTATCTGGTATTAAAGGACACATGGACTGCGTTATTGATGGTGAAGTAGTGGATATTAAGACAGCCTCTAGTTTCGCGTTTAAGAAGTTTTATAATAAAACCCTAGCCGAAGATGATATATTCGGTTATCTCCCTCAGTTGGCAGGCTACGAGGCTGCTATGGGTACAAACAAGGGTGGTTTCTTAGCCATGAACAAAGAGTCAGGTGAAATAGCATTATATAGACCTGATTCTTTCGATAAACCTGACATAAAAAACAAAATAAAAACAGTTAAAAAACTTATAAAGATAGACACACCACCTGATTTATGTTATAATCCTGTACCAGATGGAGCAGCAGGTAACATGAAGATAGGTAAAGGATGTACTTGGTGTAGACATAAGTTTGAATGTCATGCAGATGCTAACGAAGGTAAAGGATTACGAGTGTTCAAATATGCAGATAGATATTCTTATTTAACTAGAGTAGTAAAAGAACCTAGAGTATTGGAAGTTACTAAATGAACGGAAGAAAAGCAAAAGCACTAAGAAAACGTAGTAAAGAACTATTAGTAGAATGGTTACGTTCTGTTGTTCCTGAAGGAGAAGATCTTACTAAGATACATACAGGAAACATACACGAGTTTATGCCTGCTGAAACACACATCTATGCTAATCGTAAGTTTTTATTAAGTGCTTATTCTTTACGTTGGTTTTATAAAAAATTAAAACGTAACCCTGATGCAACTTTATACGAGTTACTAAACGAACAGAATGTAAAATCTAGTACTGGTCATTGGGTTATCTAATGGCTAAAAGAAAACCTAGAAAAGTTAGACCAAGAGAAAAGAACGTACCAAAAGGATACGATAGTAAGTGGGAGTACGAGTTGCATAAAGGTATATTAAATAACTGGAGTCATCACACTAACAAAGTACCTTATGTAGTAGAGCATACTTACGAACCTGACTTTGAAAAAGATAAAATTATTATAGAAGCAAAGGGTAGGTTCTGGGATCACGCTGAGTACAGTAAGTATTTGTGGATTAGAAAGTCATTACCACATACAATGGAACTTGTGTTTATATTTCAAAAGCCATACGCTCCAATGCCTGCTGCTAAGAAAAGAAAAGACGGAACAAAACGAACACATGCTGAATGGGCTGAAGCAAATAATTTTAAATGGTATACTGAAGATACCTTACCGAAGGAGTGGAAGTAATGATTGATTATAAATTCAACGAACACAATACAATAGAACAAATAAAAAGATACATAGATAAAACATACGAACAACACTATGCTTCTGGCAAACAGCAAGCAACAGAGATGGTTATAGATGCAGGACACGGAGATGGTTTCTGCATGGGTAACATTATAAAATATGCTATAAGGTATGGTAAGAAACCTGACTCTGTTACTGGAGAATATAAAAATCAAGGTGACTTGTTAAAGATTATACACTACGCTATTATAGCTCTACATTTATGGGTAGAGGATAAAACACATGATTAGCAGATTACTTTACATGATACCTTTTATAGGTATGTCTGTTGGCTGTTATTTTTTATTTAGTAATGACATCGCAGTAGCAAGTGTGTTAGCTTTGTTAGGAATATTACAAGCTAGTATTTGTTTAGGTTTTTTATTTTTACAAATGCTATTAGCAGGAATTGATGGAACACTAGAAGTAGAGGTACAACTATGGGATGCACTTATGCCTGTTGTTTTTCTTATGATAAGCTTTACTTCTTTTTTATATTTAACACTAAACATTTTACAAGAGACATAACATGACACAAACAAACAACGCAGAGTTACCCACAAACTATCAACAATTTATACACCTTAGTAGATATGCAAGGTGGAACGAAGAACATCAACGTAGAGAAACATGGAGCGAAACTGTTTCTAGATATTTTGATTTCTTTGAAAATCATTTAATGAAGAAGCATAACTTAGACATCATTACATGGAACGGAACTAGAAAATATTTAGAAGAAGCTGTACTTAACTTAGATGTTATGCCAAGTATGCGAGCATTGATGTCAGCAGGTAAAGCATTAGAGCAAGATAACGTTGCAGGTTTTAACTGTAGCTATGTAGCTGTCGATAACGTCAGAGCCTTTGATGAAACGCTATACATACTTATGTGTGGCACAGGTGTTGGCTTTAGTGTAGAGCGTCAGTATGTTAATCAACTTCCTGATCTACCTGAAGAACTATTCAATACAGATACAGTTATTAAGGTAGCTGATTCTAAGATTGGGTGGGCAAAATCCTACAAAGAACTACTCTCGTTACTATACGCAGGGCAGATTCCCACATGGGATGTGTCTAACATCAGACCTTATGGTGCTAGACTTAAAACATTTGGTGGTCGTGCTAGTGGTCCTGCTCCACTTGAAGAGTTATTTAATTTTACTATCAACATATTCCGTGATGCTATTGCAAAAGGACAGCGTAAGCTTGTGTCCATAGACTGCCATGATTTGATGTGTAAGGTCGCAGAAGTCGTAGTCGTAGGGGGAGTAAGGCGAAGTGCTTTAATCTCTCTCAGCAACCTCTCAGACAATCGTATGCGCAATGCCAAGTCAGGTGCTTGGTGGGAAGACAATCAGCAGAGAGCGTTATCTAATAACTCAGTAGCATACACAGATGCTGCAGAAACTGGTGCGTTTATGCGTGAGTGGTTGTCTTTGTATGAGTCTAAAAGTGGTGAACGTGGTATGTTTAATCGTCAAGCTGCAGAAAAACAGGCAGCTAAGAACGGTAGACGAGAAGATTATGAACACTTTGGTTGTAATCCTTGTAGTGAGATTATTCTACGTAACAAACAGTTCTGTAATCTTACTGAGGTTGTGGTTAGACCTGAAGATACAACAGCTACTCTTAAAGATAAAGTAGAACTTGCTACCATACTTGGTACGTTTCAAGCTACCTTAACAAACTTTAGATACTTGACAAGTAAATGGAAACAAAACACAGAAGAAGAATCGTTACTTGGAGTATCACTTACAGGTATCATGGACAATAACGATATGGTAACTGGAAATAATATAGATTTAGAATATCTTAAAAACTATTCAGTATCTGTTAATAAGTTATGGGCTAAGAAGCTAGGTATTCCCCACTCCGCAGCAATAACCTGTGTGAAACCTAGTGGAACAGTTAGTCAACTGGTCGATAGTGCTTCAGGTATTCACACTAGACATAGCCCATACTACCTACGTACTGTCAGAGCAGATAAGAAAGATCCGTTAGCTAAACTAATGGTAGACGCAGGTGTATATCACGAAGATGATCTTACTAAGCCAGAGCATACCTATGTGTTTTACTTCCCCATGAAGAGTCCTAAAGGCTCTCTCACAAGGAAGGACTTCACAGCTATACAACACTTAGACCTTTGGAAAGAGTATCAGGATAACTGGTGTGAGCATAAACCATCTGTTACTATCTCAGTTAAAGAGAACGAGTGGTTAGACGTAGGTGCTTGGGTATATAAAAACTTTGATGATGTATCAGGTATCTCGTTCTTACCATACTCAGATCACTCATACAAGCAAGCTCCTTATCAAGAGATTACTTATAACGAGTATCGTAAGTGGTTAAAGAAAACTACAGACGTAGTAGATTGGTCTAAGATAACAGAGTACGAAACAGAAGATAACACTGAGAACACTAAAGAGCTTGCGTGTAGCGCAGGTACTTGTGAGATTATTTAATATGGAAAAGAAAACAGAAGCAAACTTAATAAGTTTTAAAGTACTTCTTAATCGTGACAATCAGCTAATAACAGAGATGTCTGTATTACCTGAAAAACATATTGATAAGTTATTTCATGTTGACGAAGCTTGGATCGTGCGTAATGTTATAAACAAAAGTAAAGACAAACTACATAACATGCACGATTATCTTCAATCAGAATTACAAGCTTTGCAAGAAATGTAAAGGTTAACTTCCTTGTTTAATATTAATTACAGAGGAGCTGCCTCCGTTAGTAGTAACTCTGTTTACTTTACCTTCTTGTTCAATAGTTATACTGTATGAACCATCTTTAGATACGTTCATCTCTAGTGTATCTTCTATAGATCTTAAGAACTTTAAGTTTGTGTCAGTAACAAAGGTACTAATCTGGGTGTCACCATCATAGCCTACTGCAGTACCTTTTACTCCATCTGCAGACAGAGCTTTGTTTGCTTTACCTAGCTCGTCAACTTCTTGTATGACATCAAGTAGATCTTCAAGGAAGTTACCTGCTAGGTAGTCTATGTCTAGCTCTGTATATTCTAAATCATCTTCAGCTAAATCATCCTGTTCTAGCTCGTCAAACTCTAAGAAGTCTACGTCTAATAGATTATCTACAGCAGCAACTGATTCGTCTGTTTGAATCTCTTTAGTCTCTGGAGGATTTACAATGAGCATATTGTCAATCATATCTAGTGTTAGGTCTAGTATAACTGAAGGAGTTGGTGCAGTTTCAAAGTTGTATACTGTAGTAGCTTCATAGGCTTTGGTAAGGACTACCTGTCCTAGTGCTGTGTCTACAGTTATCTCACCACTAGAGTTACCAAACTCATCAGGGAGTAGAATCACTAAAGTTTCTCCAGTTTCTTTAACAGTCAGTGTGAAATCTGTGCCTCTAATTCCAATGGTAGCCGCATTGGTACGGATAGTAATATTATCTTTAGGTATACGTCTTTTAGTTTTAGAACTTATGAACCTGCCAGTACCTTTCACAAACGACAAAGCCATTGTAGATTTAGCTGGATCAGGATCAAACACAAACTTATCTATAGTTACATTGCTGTGTTCTGTTAGACGTATCGTTGTATCATCTCTAAACGTAACACCCATTCTGCCTTGCGCAGTTTCTAGTTTGTCCATAGAGTTAAGCGAGAAATCAATCTCGCTCTCATAAGGTTTATCTCTTACTACTCTGGTGTTTCCGTTTAACTGTGTAATGCTTCCAATATCAACATCCAACGCTTGTGCCTTGATCGTCTTGGTTAATGCAAACTGTACCGTTAGAACCAGTAGAAGTAACTTTAAGCCAGTCATTATCTTGTGTGCTTTGCTGATCCACATCGAAGGCTCTTGAGCTTCCTGTGTGTGTAAGGTGAAAATACCCCTGCGCATAACCGTCTCCATCATAGTTTACTGTGTTACTGTCACCATCTATATTCATATAGTTAGTTGCTGAGTCTACATCAATGTCAGCGTTAATAGTATTACTAGAACCCTGTACAGTCCAATCTATATCTGCACCACTTGCTAAAGCTGCAGTAGCTAAATCAAGTGTGAAGGTGTTGGTACTGCCTGTCACTTGGACATTAACGTTAGAACCATCTGCGCCAAACGCATTGGTTGGATCCATCTTAGATGTAAACGTGTTAGTGTCACCATCAAAGTTAAAGTAACCAGTGTATGTATCTGCGTACATATCCCCTAAGAACTTGTTAGTATCTCCTATTTGATTTATATCTAATGTCATTGAGGTTCCATCAAGATCTAATGCAGTCATTGAACCTGCTACTGCAGTAAGACCACCTATAATGTTACCACTACCTAATTGCTCAAGATCTATGTTAGCTGTAGCTCCTACTTGATCCACAAAGATCTCGTTGTCTGAAGCTAAAGTGCTAAACGATACTAACACCAACAAGCTAATTAATTTATTCATATTTCCAATACCCCCTAGTAATTCCTACTTTTATTATTTCTAATACACCTGCCTCTATTGCTTTCTGCAGAGCTATAGCACTACTTTCGTTTGCTGCAATACCTCCTTCTGCTTCAATCAATTTTGTTCCTTCAGATATAAATCTAAATATATCCTGTGAAAGACTTGCCGATAACACACTCTTAGTTACCAATGTTTCAATCAATACTTCGCCTGTCGATACAGACACAAGACGTAATGAAATCGTAATCAAGTCTTCTCTATATTGTTTTGCAGATCCTAAACCTAACGCTCTTGCTCCTGTTCCTCCAGAATAAACATTAGCATCATAGCTTAGTACACCTCCTTGTATTATCAATCCTGCCAGTAATAACGGTTTTACCGTGCTATCTTCGTCAAATGAATCTCTTGTAGATCTTATGAGCTGACGTTCTTTTGTCAAGCTGTCAAGTCCTACACGTTCTGCAACTTGGAAAAACTTCCCATCTGCTGCGTGTTTTAAAGCCCTGATAAGAAATGCTTCAGGAGCTTGAGTAATTGCTGTACTAAATAAAGCAAACTGTCCGTTGCTTTTGCGCTGTCCTGTTTGATCTCTAAAGCTATTAGGATAGATAGCTATAACAGGCTTACGTTTTGCAGCAGGTATATTCTTTAGTTCTTCTGATTGTAAATCCATTATAGAAGAACTTTTAATTACTACATTAGGTATACCACTACCTTCTAATATATTACGTGAGGCACAACTAGAAAGTAAAGTCACCGATAGGCACAGTAATATTAGTTGTACCACCTGTTTCGTCTGTAACTGTAAGCGTGATCGTATCTGCTTCAACAACGTATTCAATCGTATTTCCCTCTAAAGTTAATTTGCCTTCTTTCTGTGGTGTCTCTCCGAACAAAGACTCCACCATCTGTCGTGATAGCTGTGCATAGATACGACTTTCTAAGTTTCTTATAAATCTAGCAAGCGTTGTGTTGTCTGCTTCTCTAGCTAACTGATCTGTATAAGCTTTAATCTCTTCTTTAATTGTAGCTTTTCGAGTAGCTTCTTGGTTCTCAATAGTAAGGTAGTGGCTCGATGTATTTATTCCTGAGAAGCTAGGACTTTTAAAACTGTAGATTAATTGATCGGCTTTAATATGAGACACAAAAAAAATTATTAGTAACGTCCAACTAATAACTAAAAGTTCTTTATCTTTTTTTAGTTTCATTTATTGTATTCTCTTTTTTAAGTTCTAGTACAGTATTTACTTTCTGCTGAAGTCTAATCATATCTTGATCTAATAAACGTAACTGATCTGTAAGTCTTATAATAGTTACTTTCATCTCTTGTACAGCAGGATCTATTTTGTTGGTAATTGTTTGCCACACAAAGTATACAAAGTATCCTAGTCCTACGACCATTACTACAGGAAATCCGAAGTCTGATACTACTTGTACAATATCCATTACTTAAATTTCTTTTGTATGTATTTTATCCCTGCGTATATTGATAAACCATAGATAGCAAATAGACTAAGCGATCCAAAGACTATAAAATAATCAGAAGGATAAAGATAGATAAGACCAAAAATACCCTCTACTGCTGCTTCTACGTCACCTATTGGTGCATAACTAATCTCTTCTTGCATCTATACGTCCGTCCTCTACAAAATTTTCAGCTCTAGATATTCTATCAAGATCAGGTGATAAACCTAATGCACTACTAACACTAGTATCTATACGAATCATATCGTTATTCATAGTAGAAGCTCTGGTAATTAACATTTTTGAGATAGCCTGTACTGTTTGTATCTCACCTACTAAACCATCCATTAACTGTTTCATCACAAGGAATATAAAATAAGCCATAATAAGACCACCTGCTACAGGTAATCCTAGTTCAGCTATTAGTCCAAAGATACTTTGCACTTGTTACCACTTAACTTTATTAGCCCAATAAGCTGCAGACATTTTACCTTTCTTAATATTCTTACCGTGTCTAGCTTTGAAAGATTTACGTTTCATCTTCATACGTCTTGACTCACCTGCTTTAGGTTTACCTGCGGTCTTAGCTCCTTTCTGTCCAAAGCGTATTGTTTTAATCTTATCGCCTTCTTTAGCTACAACAATATGAGATTTTTTAGGATGACTAGGTGTGCGTTTAGGCTTGTTAAATCCTGAGACACCTGCTCTCGCAAGTCTTGAATCTTTTTTCTTAGCCATTATTTCTTTTTCCTCTTTGTTGTTTTCTTTTTATGAAGACCGTGCCGAGCATGTTGCTTACCTTTTTTAGTAGCTTCACGTTTCTTTTTATTAGCTGCTGCAAGTTTCTTCCTACCTGCAGGACTAGACTTAAGCTTTTTAATTTTTGCAGATGGAGCATATACTTCGCCAGTTTCAGAAGATTTCTTACCACTAGCGGTGCGCCACTTTTGCTTTGTCCACTTCTTTAAAGACTTCTGAGACTTCTTAAGTGCCATTACTTACCTACCTTTTTCATAGCCATCTTATGTGACTGTGTAAAGGTCTTACCTGCTTTCATTAACTTACGCATCTCAGCCATATGTTTAGATGTATGATGCACAGAATGTTTCTTTAGCGTATCTTTTTGACGCTGAGTAAGTTCTTTAGTAACTTTCTTACCTTTTTTATACATAGCTCTTTTCTTAGGTCTACCTACTTTAGAACCATATGTTCCTTTTCCCATTGGCATTATTTGTATCCTCCGCCTTTTGCTTTATATTGTTTAGCTAACATCTGTGCTTTTCTAGCACTCCATTGACCTGCTTTTCCACCTTTACTACCTGCTTTAATCCTGTTAAAAAGATTCTTACGCATAGTAGGTTTAGTATAATTACCTGCTTTGTTTACGGTTGATTTCTTTTTCTTCTTGACTGCCATAATAATCCATTTGCTCTTTTAGTTTTATTTGTTGTTTTCTAAAGTTAAATTTGGTTCTGTTTCTAGTCTCTTGTTTCCTAGCTTGATTTCTAAATCCACCTTTCCTCATAAATCTAAATCCTTTAGTGCGTTAAGTTTATCTTTGGCTTGTGCAAGTTTGTCTATCTGCTGATCTATAGCTTCTATAATATCAGGATGTTCTCCAACACCTGCACTGTTGTTAAAGTATACGTCAATGTTAGCTTCAGCTTTAGCTATCTCACCTTTGTACATAGCTTCTAAACCTTTATATAATCTGGTGTGGCATATGTTATTCATTAGTCTTTGTCCTTAGTAGTATTAGAAGCTCCAAAGTAAAAAGATATAATGGCACTTGCAAGTCCTCCAAGATAACCTAAAACTAAGTTAATTAACGCTTCGCTGTTCTGCTCTGGAGGCTGGACGGTGATTAAGAAGATGTAACCCATAAATCCACCAACTACAGTTAAACCCATGATACGAGATGTCCAGTCTTTAGAAAACTTTCCTCGCGCATCTTGAATGTCAGCAGTTTCTAGTGCGTATAGATCAACATCTAGTTCCTTCATTCTAACTTCAAAATCTTTATCAATCTTTTTAAGTTCTGCAAGTTGTTCAGGTGTAGCAGCTTGTACTGCTGCTTCTATTTTCTTAGGTGTTGGCTCACAACCAAGAGCATCAGCAACCATATTAGCTGCCATTGATCCCATTGGACCGCCTAGTGCTGTTCCTATTGTAGGAGCTACTGCACCTATAATGTTCTTTACATTTTTAAGTAGATTCAATTTCATTTTTTTCCTCGTTGTTAAAGCGTATACTTTCGTTAGCTAAAATATCTTCTACCGATTGCATCGCTATTTCTAATGGCATGTCAGGCATACTTTTCAAGTGTGCGTTTAACATTTCTTCATAAACTTTTCTAAACTTGTCACGTTTAATCCATGCTAAGTCTTGTTTAGTTCTCATCTTACAGTCTATCCGATAAGCTCTATCAAGATCATCTTCTAGATACATAATAAATATATCATCCGTTAACAATCATCTGCTCCAGTCTGTCTGATCTGTTACCTACTTGTCTAGCCCAACGACTATCAAGCATCTCTTTGCCTGCGGTTGTATAGTCACCTGCTTCCATAGCAGCTAAAAATTTTTTAAAGTTTAGTAACTTTGTCAAACCTAGATTAAAGATCATATTAATAATTGCACGTTGTCTAACGTCTGTTAAATCTGCAAACCACTTGAATACTCTAGTTGCTTCTTCTTCACAAATTGTTATATCGTTGGCAAGAAGATAGTCAGACTCATCCATAGTGATACCACGCTCTTCAATATTTCTACCTACACCTAGCGTTAAAAATCCTGCCGAGCATTTGTAAGGTCGTAGTTCTACACCTTCGTCACGTTTAAGTTCTTCAATTAGTTTGTCTTTGTTCATTCATAACCTCTTTTCGTTTTTCTAGTATAGCTCTAAGGCTAGGTCTAGTTGTTTCAAAAAATGATTCGCCTGCGTACATATTATTTCTATCTTCTGGATCTTCTAGAGTACCTTCTGCTAATTTAATTCTTCCACCTTCTTTTAATTTTTTTCTATCAGATAATTTTTCTTTAATTTTTCCATCTTTAAAAGAAGTTTTATCTGTATTATTTCTTATATAATATATCCAATCAGGTACAGTTTCAAAAGGTCTAAGTGCTTCTAACTCTTCTCTTTTACTTAATTTATTTATATTAAAATTAATAAGAGGTTTTTTACCTCTATACTTATCTCTTATTTGGTCGTTTACATAAGCCTGTACTTCATAATTAAAAACTTCATCTCGACCTACTTGATTTACAAACTGAGGATTATTTCTTACTAATCTTTCAGTTTCGTTATTTAATAAATAATAAGGATCAAATGAATTACTGTATAAATATTCTTGTCTTTCTCTTTTAGAAATACTTAATTTTTTTAAAGTTGTTTCTATATCAACCATGTCCATTCCTAAAATTCTAGCAGCAGTTGTAGTTTCTTTTATTTTAGTTCTTATTTTATATTTATCGTTATTATATTTATCTACACGTTCAGCAAGTTCGTCAACAGTATATTCTTCTACAGATAAATCATTGTTAAACTTGCTTGTTATATTTTTATCTGCTCTAACCCATGTAGATGTTGCCTGTTTAAAATTAGACTCTAAATCAAACTCTTGCATTTTTATACCTGTTAAGTTTGCTACTAGCTCATTAGCAAAATTTCTTTTATATTCTTTACCAGAAGTCTGATCGTTATAAGAAGAAAGTAAATTAGTCATGTTGGTATAAGTTTTAGGAACAAGTGCTGTTTTAAAAATATATTCAAAAGCTGCCATTTTATTTCCTTCCTGAAGAAAAAGAGGAAACGGACTGTCTGGATTTACATCTTGTAATATTTGTTTTCCAGAAGAAGTTGATCCTTTTATAAAAGCATCTGACACAGCTTGAGGAGCAATTCCGGGAATTATAAAAGGTTCAATAAGTTCAAACATATTTTCTACAACAACATCAGTTGCTTTTTTATTAAATTCTTCAACAGTAATTTTATCATCTATAGCATCTATTGCAACTTTTACTAATAACCTACTTATATCACTGTAAGGATCTAAATAAGTCATATTTACTAAAGAAAGATTACCTGTGTCTGGATCAACTACTGTTGCTGTTCTAGAATATTTTTCATAATCTTTTCTTAAAACTTCCATTGACCATCTTTCAGAATCTGTTATACCATTAATAGCATTAGTTGTTAAATCTGTTACTCCTCCTACTCCCACTAACATACTTCCTAAAACACCTGCTGTTCTTTTTTCTCCTGCTTTTCTTAACACAGAGTTAGAGCTGTTCATTTGTCTAATTCCTAAACCTAAAGCATTTATACTTGTTCTTATTTCTTCATACCTAAAAGCAAAGAAACTTCCAAAAGGAGTATATGCAAAATCTTTAAAGAAAGGAGCTACTTTATTATAGTTAGGCATTGTGTTTTTTACAATGTCAGCAGCTTCTCTATTTAATTTATTGTCGAAATCTAATCTATCTTTTTTAGTTTTTAAAATTGTTTTACCGTCTAATTTATAAGCTTCTTTTAATATTCTTTTCTGATCTTGAAAATAAAGAATTTTAAAAAAGTTATCTGAACCAACATATATTTCTTGTGCTTTTCCTACTACATTAGATGCTTTAGTTGAAGTTTTTCTTACTGTTGTTTTAGTTCCTTCAAGAAGTGCGTTGCCTGTAGGATCATTCTTAAAAAAGTTTCTAGCTTTTCCTACCCAAGCTCCATCTCCTGCAGCTTTCATAGTTGCTTTTAATTCTGAAACTACGACAGATGAATTAATTACCCCCTCTTTAATTAACATCTTTTCAAATACTTCTAGTTCTGCATCACTCTTATTAGCAATAGTTAAAGCTAAAACTCCAAGAGATTTTTTAGCTTCTTGAAGATTATTAGGCACTCTTCCGTTAGCTAATAAAAACAAAGGACCTGCCATAAAGTTTCTTATCTGTGTAGTGTTACTCAATACGGTAGAGTTAACATTTGCAGCAGCTTTAAAAGCTACGAAAGGAGCAACTAATGCTTGACCAAACGCATTATCTTCTACAATAGACTGAAAAATATTTTTTCTTGTTCCTGCTATGTTACGAAAAACTTTTGCAAGTTTAGGAGTTGTATAATAATCATCAAGCGCACCTAGTTTAGGAAGAACTAAATTTTCTGCTGTACCTGTAGGACTAGACGTATTTTTAAGACCTATACGAGTATTATATCTTCCTTTCTGCGCACCTTTAAATAAAGAAACACCTTCGCCTAACTCTACAAAAGTTTTAAACATCTTATCTGTTTCAATGTACTTAGATAAACCTCTTACAGTAGCTATAATTTGTTGTTGAGGATCTGTTACTTCTCCATAAAAAGCTCTAGCTTCTTTAGACAACTTTTGTTTTTTTGAAAATAAATTTTTATGTATGTTTCTATATGCTCCAGATGCACCTTCATCAAAAATATTTAAATTTAACATGTTTCTTTGTGCATTTTTATTTTTTATCATACCATCTACATATTGCTGTGCTGTATAACGATACACATCTTTAACACCTGCTACAGCTTTAAAATTTTTTATGTTGTCTTTTACATGTTCTCTAAAATATCTATTATTAGTTAAGTAATCAACATAATTATTTTGAACTGTTTTTGTAGGTTTCCAATACGGACTAATAAAAAATTCATATTGAGTTTTTAAATATTTACCTAAGTTAGCTTCAATTATAGCTTTAACTTCAGGACTAATAAAACCATCTTTAGTATTCATAACAGTTGCAGACATTGAATCTATCTGCATCCTTATATTTCTAACTGAGTTTGCTACTGCTTCAGGTAATTCTTTTAAATCTTTTTCAAAATTTAAACTTTTAAGAAGAGGTAATCCTGAATCTTCAAACTCTCCTGTTTCTCTATTAAATTTTTTAGCTTGTGCTGAACTTGCTTCTTTACTAGCTTTAACTTTTGGATAATTTTTAGTAATTATATTTCCAATATGCTCCCAAACTTTTTTAGATGTGTCTAACTTTTTATCTTTAATTTTTAATCCTTTAGAAACCATTATTAAATTATCTATTTCTTCACCTAAATGTTTTACAGCTTTTTCAATACCATAACTATCTTGTGCCATTTTTTGATCTGCGGTTTCTTTTACTGCAGTCATTTGACGAGACAACGCTCCTCCAGATTTAAATACAGGAAGAATTATATTTTCCATCATACTATGTAAAAAATTACCAGTTTTAGCTTCGCTAGGATTGTGTAAAATAGCAAACTGCTCTACTGCTTCAGGTTTAAGTTTACCTTGTGAATCTCTTATTTCTGCTGCTCTGCCTTTATAACTAGAGTTAATTGTTTTACCCATAAATAAAATAGTTTTTTCTGTTCCTGCTTTAATTCCTTTTAAAAGACTAAATGCTGAAACTGCAGATGCTTTTAAACCTGCGCCTAAACCTACCCATGTAACAGCTCCTTCTAAAGCCATATCTAATCTAGCTTCAAGTTCAGAAGAAGAATCATCTGTAGATAAAAAAGTAATTACATCGTCAGCAAAACCATCATCTTGAGCCATCATACTACCTACTATTTTAGATAGCCTATCTTCATAAGGATTTAATAAAACTTGTGCAGTTAATTCAGCAGAGGGTGCATATCTTCCAAAATTTAAAGTTCCTTTAGCAAGAACTCCTAAAAATCTTTTTGAAAGCTTACCGCTATTTTTTGCTGTCTCAACAAACTTATCTGCTTGTTTTACCCAATTTGGCGCACGAATAAACAAATCTGCACCTGCTTTTAATTTTGTAGTTCCTACTATAAAAGGAGCTATATCTCCTACTGCAAAAGAAGTAAGCCTTCCTAATTTACTTGTAGGTCTAGTTCCTTCTATTCTAAAATTAGATAGTTCAGTTTTATTTTCTGGAAGTATTCCATTTATTAAATCTTTTTTATACTCGTCAGGCAAAGAATCAATAGCAATTACAGCTTCAGTTAAACCGTATTTAGTTGTTATTCCTTTTGGATCTTTTGAAAATTCTTCCCAAGTTCCTTTATATCTTCCTTCTTTTACAGCTATTTTATGAAACTCTCTAATTTTAGAAAGATCACCAGTAGGTTTTATTTTATCTCCTACAAACTTATTAGCTAAGTAAGCTTTT